ATCCCAGTTCCCGTTAAGGTAGCCGCCCCAATCGTCCTCATCCGCGCCTACGACTGGTTTATTAAAGCTGTACGTTGTGGTAGTTGTTGGCATCTCTATCTCCTATGCGGCATTAGCCTTACGCGGCGTCAGCCCAAGTTTCGCTTGCAGCCGCAGCATCTGTCCATGTTTCCGATGTAGGGGGAATGGCAGACCAGCTATCGGTCACGCTTGCTGCATCTTGCCATATTTCTTCCGCAGGATCAACCTCTGTCCAATCCTCAGCTGTACCCGCAAGTGGCTCCCATTTTTCAATCGCATTGCAGAGCGTACTAATAGCAGCACTAATTGCAGCACTGCTAAATTGCACACGATTAACTGTCGCAGCGCCTGTTGCATTGCTGGCAATAACTGGCGCAATACTTACGACTGTTACTGCGTTTGCTGCAACTGTTGCGCTTGGCAGTGCTACCGCAGAACCCAGACGTACACGCTCTATTGCACCTGTATTGCTTGCGGCAATGCTGACTGCCGCGCTCTGCTCACGCACACGCTCCACAGATGCTGCACCAGTTGCGCTGGATGCTGCTGCGGCGGCACTCTCACGCACGCGCTGAGCTTCGCTTGTAGTAGACGCGGCAATGCTGGATGGCGCGCTAACCTCACGCACACGCTGGGCGGCAGAGGCATTGCTTGAACTGGACGCAACGATGGACGCAGCAAGACGCACACGCAGCACGGCAGATGCTGTTGATGTGACACCAATGACAATGGCTTGGCCTTCTCTAAACGCACCGCTTACGCCATACGCCTCAATGCCATATAAGCCTTTGCCGTAAGCGCTGCGGTACGTTACGTCAGCCACTGGATTAATCCATTGTTATATCAAGATCATTTGCAGGCAAACGTAATACATCGCCCGTATCAATAGCCTTACTTGTGGTTAGGGCTGCATATGCAATTAGGTTGCCCGCAGTAGACGCGTCAAACACGCCAACATGTGTGACGGTGCCATACGATGCTGTGGCTGTGGGAAACTCAATCGCGGCAGTGTTTGACGCGGTATTACCCGATACGCTGAAGGTTACGCTCTGACGCGCATAGGCTGTGCCAGATGTGCTAACTTCAGTACCGCTTGCATCCTCATCAGGATTGCTGGTGAATAACGCGACATAAAATGCCGATGGGCGTGTGACGGCATCACCCGTCAAAAGCCATGTTAAGACGTTTGTCTCGAATAGATTACTTAGGCTCATTAGTAGCTCCTGATTTTCATGCGGCGACCTGATCCGCCGAATTTGCTGCTTTCGCTTTCTTGGTTTATAGCATCAATAGCACTTTGTGAAAGTGCTGCCCACATCTGAATGCGTGCATCATCGCGCAGGTATGGCGCACTATGCACTAATGACGAGTACAAATATGCATCAGCATGGTTTTCCAAAAGCCAATTTGACGTGTTGCTATCAGACAGCGCTGGGATTGTGCTGTAGTAATACAGCTCTGCCGTGTATGTCCCGTCAGGCACAGGATACACCTCGATCTCACCAGCAGTAATTGCATAATACGCAGGCTTACCTGATGTATTCAGATTGCGATACTTGCGATCCAGCAGCTCAGCTTGGCTGATTAGCTCAAGGGGGCGCGTGTCGTTTGACGTGATGTAAAACCGAATGACCTCCAAGAAGTCAGCAGGGATTGCGCTGTATTGCGTGTCGATCTCTGCGGTGCTGCGCTTTTCCATGCGCCAATGACGCAGGCGACGCTGCATGTCAGCCTCGGCCAACTTGATAAAATCAGGCGCGACCGTGTCTAAGTCATCGCGATTAAGCGTGTCTGTGATTGAGCTTTGCAGCTCTGCGTATGTTGTTATTGGCATTTAACTCACCATTTTTCTTTTGCAGACCAAAATGCTGCGGACATTTTACCTTTAGCAATGTTCTCAGCATGTCTTGCACGAAATGCCTTATTGCGGGCTGTTCCCTTTGGTGAACCCTTAACACCCTGCTGACCAAAACGAATCGTCTTAGTCTTGTCGCCAACCTTAGCCACAACAACGTGTGACTTGGTGGGGTGGCTTGGCGTGCGCTTGGGCTTATTATAACCTGACACGCCAGCACGGGTGAGTTTAGGGTCTTTCGCCATTACATGCCTCGCATGCGCTGCTGGATGCGCAGGATTTGTTCCTCGCGCGGCATCATAAGAAATGCGTTGCCCATTTCCTGCATAAGCTGCTTAGCTACGGCTTGATACTGCTCCATTGATGGAACTGCTGCTTGAGTTGGCCGTGCAGGCTGTGCAGGCATCATGCCACGCCCAACTTCACCCATTGGCATGTTGGCGTATGCTGGTGCAGGCGCAGAAGGAGCAGGAGCTGCTGGCATCATGCCGCGGCCAGCTTCACCCATCGGCATATTCGCATAAGATGGCGCAGGCGCAGGCACATTCAGATTATCTGGGCGAGGCTTGGGGCGCATAACAGGCTGCACAGCAGGCACAGGCGTTGACATAATGCTTGCCGCTGGCGCCTTATCACTCAGCAATCCATAAGCCCGCATCCGCGCACGTTTACGACCTTCATCCTCAGAGCCATAAGGCGTTGCAATGGCATTGGCCAACATAGAGAAGATGCCGCCACCTTGAAACTTATCACCCATCTTGCCAGCGCCACCGCCGTCAATCATATCAAGGAAATCTAAAAACTTTGCACGATCTGCCATTACTTCTTACCTTTCGCAGTCTTAGCCGCTTGCTTAAATGCCTTAGCAGTCGGCGCACCTTTCGATCCAGCCTTGCGCATCTTCTCGCCAGATCCAGCAGCTATACGCTTACGTTTAGCATGGATATTGGCATAAAGGCCTTTTTTCGCAGGCATTACTTGTACTTCTTACTCATACACTTGCCAGCACGCTTACATGCAGCAGGAGTTGGGCAACCTTTACATGGCTTAAACACAGGAGCTTTCATCATTTCTTCCTTTTAGATTTACCCGCCTTAGAAAGAGCAATCGCAACAGCCTGCTTCTGAGGCTTACCAGATTTCATCTCAGCACGAATGTTCGCGCTAATAACTTTCTTACTCTTACCCTTCTTTAGCGGCATAGACATATCCTTTTGCTGAACCATACCACACTATGCAATACCTTTCAAACCTCTGCGTAACGCACCACGCCAAGAACTAGATGCACCAGATAACGCAGTCGCAGCATCACTTGCCATAGTCAAACAAAAAGCATCAGCCAAGTCAGGCGATGACAAACCACGGCGACGCATCTCATCCTTACTCTCAGCCTTCATCTTACCACTAGAGGTAAAGCTGTACCGAATGCTAGTCAACTCAGCAATAAGCTGGTCATTTGGCGGCAACTTACATGAGCGATCTTCCAGCCAAGCCTTAGCTTTAAACCACAGCTCACTACGCAAATTCATGTAGGTTTCCTTCATGCTTGGCGATTCAGCAACATTAATGCCGCGCACAGGCAAATCCAACTCACGCAGGCGATCCACCACGCCAGACCCTAAGCCAATACTATCCACAAGTATTTCCTTAGGACGCTTGCTGGGTGACAATGCCTCATACTCAGCAACCACGCGGCCAACTGTTTGCATCAAATCCAGCCCACGCCAAGAGCGAATCTCAGTCACAACTGGGCCTTGCCGCTTGCACAACGCCGTACAATCTGTACCAAAACGTGCAACGTCCAAGCCCCACACAACCTTAGTCTCATCACTAATCTCAACATCACGATGAGTAGCGCTCTCCACCAAATGAAATGGAATAATCGTATCATCGTCAGCAAGCGGGAACTCACCCAGCACACGAATGCGAAACGCGTTGCTTTCCTCGCCATAGCGCTGCCGCATTTCATCGACAAACTCATCACTCACCAAAGGTGAATCAACGCAAGACCAGCGGCGCGTCCACCAACTATCAGATAGGCGCGTCTGACTTTCGTAAAAGGTACCGCTGCTCCGCGTGGGGTTGCTCAGCATAATCGTGGTTGCGCTGTGGCCCGACATAGAACCAGCAGCTGCCTCAAAGACCTGCTCAGGCACACCTGATGCCTCATCCACCACCAACATGACATGCTCAGAGTGAACACCAGCCAAAGCCTCTGGCGTTTCTGCACGACTGGTACGCGCTGAAATAAACATCTCACTTGGCGCGGCGACATGCTCAACGCGGTCAGACTTCACATTCAACACCTGCTCAAACATAGGCGGCAACTCGTTAATCCACCGCTTTAACTCAGCAAACAATGCGTCAAACAGCTGGCTACTGGTCGGCGCAGTTACAACCACCTTATTCGGGTAGCGCATCAAGAAATACCATAACATCGCCCAAGATGCCGCAGTAGACTTACCCGTACCATGCCCAGACCTGATTGAGATTTTACGCTCACCAGACGCAATCGCCTCTAAAAACTCAGCCTGATACGGCAGCGGCTCAACGCCAAGAACCTCACGCACAAACAAAGTCGGACTACTGGCATAACGCTTGGTAAAATCTACAAGCGTATTGTTGGCTAAATCATTCATGGTCAATCACCTTCATCTTACGCAACGCATCAAGATGCAAGTCACCAATATTAATCTGCACATTCGTATTTGACTTATTCCCATAGCGCTCCTGATTCCACGCTTGCGCGGCAAGATTGCGCTGCCCAACAGTCTGCTTCAGAATGCCCAAATCAACCTGACTTACATTGGCCTCGCTGATGTCACGATCATTCTCACCATTCAGCGCTTCCATAATCTCACGCTGGCGGCGATCAGATACCTTCTGTATTTCCTCAAAGGCTGCATCAAAATGGGCGTCAGCAGCAGCGCGACGGGCATTATCCACGGCTTTCGCATACTCATCTGTGCGAATGATGAGCTTGCGAAAATAACCCTCGGAAATATCCAGATCGGCAGCAAGCGCACGCAGGGACTTACCCTCAAGCAGCCACTCCTCAAGATACTCAGCGCCGCCACGGGACTTCAATTCAGCTAACGTTTTCTTTGCTAAAGGCCTACCAGCCATATGATTGCTCCACGCTAATTTTTCAGAAAATATTACAATGGTATTACTGCAAAAGCAACGGTGGGTATAGGGGGGCCATGCATGGGGGCGGCGGAGGGAGGAACGCCGCAAGGTATGGAGCGCTGCATGGCCCTACAACTTTTATAACACAAATTTTTCTGTGTGTGGATATATAATAATAATAGGGGGAGGGGAGGGGGGCCAGACGGGGGGGGGTCTCGGCAAAACCCATGCTGCGCTGCGTGTGCGACATGGTTTAGCGCATAACCCCCATTATGTTAAATTTATTATGTAACAATATCAATGCGTTGGTATTATGATACGTATTACTTTGTATTATCTGGCGTATTACTCGCGTTACACGGGTATTTTGCAAAGCTGCAAAGTTGACTTTGCAAAGTCTCTGTAGTATTCGCGCGCGCCTATATGCGACCTGCGTTT